ATTACTAGATGCAGGTACATTATCAAACTTACCTGCAGGATTTAAGTCTAGAGGTATAAGAATTAGAGACGATGACCAACCATTTCAGCCAGGAGAGTTTAGAGATGTGGATGCACCAGGTGGAAATATCAAAGATCAGTTTCAAATTTTACCATTTAAAGAACCATCAGCTACATTATACCAATTAATGGGCTTTGTAGTTCAAGCAGGACAGAAGTTTGCAGCGATTACTAACATGGATACGGGTAATGATTTGCAAAATAGAGCTGTTGGTACAACTATTTCGCTATTAGAGCGTGGTTCGAGGGTCATGAGTGCTATACACAAGCGATGTTACTACTCAATGAGAAGAGAATTTAGACTTTTATCAAAAGTATTTGGTACATATTTGCCACCAATCTACCCATATTCAGTATATGGTGCAGATCAAGCAGTAAAACAAACTGATTTCGATGAAAGAGTGGATGTTATTCCAGTTGCCGATCCGAATATCATGAGTATGGCACAAAGAGTAACGCTTGCTAATGAAAATTTAAGGATTGCTATGTCAAATCCTTTAATGCACAATTTAAGAGAGGCGTATCGTAGAGTATATGAAGCATTAGGAACTCAAGATATAGATCAGATACTTATTCCACAAGAAAAACCAATGCCTAAAGATCCTGCAACAGAAAATATGGAAGTATTAATGCAAAAACCATTAAAAGCATTCCCAGATCAAGATCATGATGCACATATTAATGCACATAGAGCTTTCATGTCTACAAGAATGGTGCAAATAAATCCTCAAGTGTATTCAGCTCTACAAGCACATATATCTGAGCACGTTTCGATGAAAGCTCAAGGAGAAATTGGTGCAATGATTTCAGATAATCCAGAAATGCAAGCACAATTTCAAACCGATCCTCAAGGAGCACAAATTCAAATTAATGCTATGGTTGCAAGAAGAGTTGCAGAACTAACATTAGAGTTAGCACAGAGTGAAGCTATGGGTCAACAGAAAGATCCACTAGTTGCATTGAAAGAAAGAGAGTTAGATCTTAAGGCAATGGACTTACAAAGAAAAGCTGAACAAGATATGATGGGTAATGAAATTAGAGAAAATCAAATTGAAGAACAATTAGATTTAGAAAAAATGAAATTAGAAAATAATGAAGATCAAGCAGCAGAAAGAATTAGAATAGCTGATGAAAAGTTAAAGATAGCTAGGAGTAAGAAAAAATAATGAAAAGAAAATTAAGAGTTTTAAAAGCAAGAGGTGGTAAAGATGCTTCTCAAGCTGATTTTAAAACTCCATCACAAGCTTTCACTCCAGGTCCCGGTGATACTGGTGGAGAGGGTGGTAATGTTGGAAATAATAAAACCGTCAGTACAGGAGGAGGAAAATCTAATATTCTTAACACTGTAAAAAACAAAGTTTCAAGCCTTCAGATCACAGGGCCATCAATAGGACTTAGTTTAGCAAAACAATTAGTTTTTGATCCATTAACAAAAGCAAATAGAACAAGAAGAGCTAAAGGTAACATGTTAATTGGTGGTAAAAAAATGCCTATTACAAGAGACTATTATAGAACTGAAAATAAACCATTAGATGTTATGAGTAAGGAAGGTATACAATATCAAAAGGATGCTGGATTAATTTCAAATAGAAAACCTCCAGTTATAGGAGTTACAGGTAGTAGCGAGGCTCAACAAAAATGTCCTGATGGTACCTTTCCTCCGTGTGTTACAGCAGATAAAATAAATCCTACCCCTAAACCAAAAAAATTTTTCGATTTTCAAGCCTACAATTCAGGAGGAGTATCAAGTGGGCCACCACCAAAAAGAGGACCAAATCCACAAGTACCTCCAATAAAAATGAAAAAAGGAAAAATGAACAATATGTCCTGCCCACACAGACCAGATGGAATAAAAGGTGTAGGCGCAGCAATTAAAGGATATAAATTTATAGGAGTTAAATAATGTGGTTTTCAGCAATCAAACTTGCAGTTTCTGCAGGATCAAAAATTTACGCAAATAAACAAAAAGCTAAAATGGCAATGTCTGATGCACAATTATTACATGCAGAAAGACAAGCCCGAGGTGAGGAGGCTTACCAAGGAAAACTTTTAGAAGCCCGACAATCGGACTGGAAAGACGAGGCGGTCCTCATAATTCTCAGTTTGCCCGTGTTGGTGCTCGCTTGGGCAGTGATATCGGACGATCCAACTGCTATGGACAAGGTAAAACTCTTTTTCGACATGTTCTCGCAGCTCCCGAGCTGGTTCACAAATTTGTGGATCCTTGTCGTGGCGAGCATCTATGGCATTAAGGGTACACAAATCTTTCGTAACGGTGGAGGTAAAAAATGAACCTAGAAAGAGATTTACAAAAACTTAAAAAAGAAAAACAAATGAAAGAATCTGCTATCGCTCAACTTAGAAAAAGAAGTAGGGATTCTATTGCTAGACCTAGAGCAGAAAAAAATATTTTATCAACTAATCCAGAGATGCAAAAAATATAATGTGGAAGTGGCTTATAAATTTATTCAAACCAAAGGATCAAACTGATCCTCATATTAAACAATTTGAGGATGTTGATTACTCTAAGTTAACAAAAGGTGATCTAAAAAAATTAAAGGCACAAGGTAAAATAAAAAGTATTTACTTTCCTTATAAATAATATATAGATTCTTCATGAGTCTTAGAGCTACACTATTACAAGCATTAGAGGATAGATATAATGCTCAAATATCTGAAGCTGATGCAACTGTACAAATATATTTAGAAAAACCTGTAGCAATTGGAGAACATCCTCAACACATAGACGAAATAGATAAGTTAATAGAAAAAATTGCAGCCGCAGAAGAAAAGTTAGAGATACTAAAACAATTTCAATTATGATTCGTGGAGATAGTTCCGAATATGAATTGTTAAAAAAATGGTGCGAGACACTTCCATTTTTTGAAAAGCCTACCTCAGTTACAACATGTGAAGTTGGTGTACGTGAAGGTTTAGGTTCACAGATAATAATGATGAGTTTAGTTCCTAGACTTGGTAAAATTGAATATCAGCATTACGCAATAGATCCTTATGGTGATTTAGAATACGATCATTTTGATAAGCATCCTCAGTGGAAAAGAGATGGAAAGTGGAGTTCAAAAGCACCAACTTATTCAAACGAAATGAGAGATCAAATGATAAAAGATTTTGCAACTAACCCTCATTTTAAATTTTATAATATGACTGATGTTGAATATATGAATATATTTAATTTAAGTAAGACAGTTTATGATTTAGTATTTCTTGATGGACCACATACGACTAAAGATATACTAAGAGAAGCTCTTTGGTTTGCAGAGAGATCAAGAAAAGGTTCTAGAATAATAATTGATGATTTTAATTTATGTAATTTTGAAGTTATACGAGCTGCAATATCATATTGGGACTTTAAAGATATAGATAAAGGAAAAAATAAAATTTGTTTTGAAAGAATAAAATAATGTTAGATTGGATTTTAGTTCAGGACAATATTTTTTCTAAAGAAGAATGTGATGAGATTATAAATGAACATAAACCAAATTGTGTATTCGATAAACAAAGAAAATTTTATAATTGTGTAGATATCGATATTAATGATTTTAAACATTACAATAAAATTAATAATCTAACTAAAGCTTATGTAAAAGAATTTAATGATGTAGGTAATACATCTTCAATATGGTCATTAACAACATTAAGATTTAAACATTTTGAACCTGGGCAAAGTTTTGAAAATTGGCACTCTGAAAATTGTGTTCTATATCCTTATAGAATTTTAGGATTACAAATTTATTTAAGTGATCATGATTGTGGCACAGAATTTAATGCGTACAAGAAAACAATTAAAAGTGTCAAAGGTAGAGCTACAATATTTCCTGCTTATTTTACTCATACACATAGAGGACAAGTGTGTCCAGAAAATAAAGATAGATATATTATAACCGGTTATTATAATTTTATAAAAAAAGGGGAGGGTGAATAATGTTAGATCCACACACTAGAGATTTAATTGAAAATGTCATTAAGAGAAATATAAGAGATGTAAAAGATCATATCTGCTATGGGGTTGAAACGGAATCTCAGTTGATGTATGCTAGGGGCAGACTCAGCGCCTTAGAAACGCTGCTTCAGGATATTAAAAACCTGCAAAAGGAG